TGCTGTATTACCAACACGGTCGAATGAATCGACCCACATTAGTTCTTCATCAATCTCAAGAACACCTTTACCTACGTTACTTGTATCTCCAAGAGATAGGATAGTAGGTGATGTACTTGGAGATGTCAGTGTAGTAACTGCGGTCTTTAAGTATGTTGAACGGTCCTGTTGGTACGTATAACCTGAAAGGTTAATAAGGACTTCATCAATCATCTGTGCTAGAGTTGTCATAGGTTTATGCTCCTTAGTGCAACAACGGCTGATAGTCCAGTAGTACCTGCTAATTCGTTACAGATAGCGTTCATCATCTTGTAATTATTAGGCTGACGGTTTGTGTCGGCTTTAATATTTAATGCTGCTATAATGCCTAAGCCACTAGTGTCAGCATAATTATTTGCTGCACCTTGCTCAGATTGGTACGCATCTGGTGTTGGATATGTTCCACCGTTTGCAAGACGATTTAATTCGTCAGCAAATGTGCTACCTTCTACTCCTGTTGCCATTACCATTTCACCTTGTCTGCCCAATATGCGGCACTCATCTTACCCTTAGCAATATTCTTTGCATGACGTGCTTTAAAAGAAGCCTGTCGTGCCGTTGGCTTTCTATCACCAGTAACGCCCTGCTGACCAAAGCGAATAGTCTTGACCTTATCTCCCTCTTTAGCCACAACAACGTGTGACTTCTTTGGGTGACTTGGTGTACGCTTAGGCTTGTTAAAGCCTGCTACTCCTGCTCGCTTTAGTCTTGGGTCCATTACTTATTCTTCGCCTTCTTATTCTTAGCCGCTTTTGTTTCTGCTTGTTTACGTGCGCTATCTGCACTTGTTGCGCGAACTGGTGATGGATATACCATCGTACCGTATTGTTTCTGGAAAATCTTTAACATTGCCGCATCCTGCGGTGTCATCTTTGGCATTTACTTCTTAACCATCTTTCGTGCTACAGCCTTCTTAGCAGACTTCTTAGCAGTCTTCTTCATACCCTTTTTCATTTCCATCATTTTTTCAGACTTAGATTCCATCTTTTCGCCAGCGGCATAAGCCTTGGCAGCCTTCTTACCTGCTGGTGTGTATGGAAACTTCTTCATTCCTACTTTTGGCATTATACTTGTCCTATCTCTTTCATTACCGCTGCGGTTGATTGATTTACGTGCTTTGCATCTGGCATTGAATTAGCATTGTATGGCTTATTCAATACTTCGGAGGCACGTTCTGCCTCACGAATCTTCTCCATTGTAGTTCCTCCAGGCTGTATGCCTTGGGCCTTAGCATTAGCGTATGCAGATAGTTCGTTCTCAAAGCGCTTACGTGGAGCATTTCTTTGACTATTGGCATCGCCAGTATTCATTTCAAGAGTTCCTACCTTGCAACCAAAGCATCCTTCAACAAATTCAGGATGTGATTGTATACGGTGTAAATTCATGTGTCCCCTATATTGCTGTAAAGTTTGCTGTTGTTACTCCAACGTTTCCGTTGATTAGATTTTCTCGAGTTGTTTCATTTACAGTATACTTGCTACCACCAAGATAGTACTCTTGGTATGTTTCTAAGTCACCATCGTATGGATAACGAACTTGACGGTAAGTTCCATTAACTCTGATGATACTAATTCCACGTGCTAATTTGTAGAATGTAAAGAGTCGCTGAACTCCTTCAAATCCTTCATCGACCGTTGGTGTCTCGAAGATGTAATCTGTCATGACTCCTCCTTTAGTGGACTCACCACAAGGCTAGGTTTCCCTAGCCCTGCAGTCAATTAACTACTAGAGAGCAGCGATTGATGAACCTGATGTGACTCGGTATAGAGCCTCATCACGGTATACTGAGAAGCCAAGTACGCCGTACCAACCCATTGGGCGGAAACGCATCAACTTATCAGTTACGTTACCGATAACTACGTGTGGCTCTTCTGCTACGGCTTCTGCCATTGCTTGTGCGCCTGCAACGATTGTATCGAATACGCGAGTTACAGGTGTAACTGTGACAACTGTTGATACTGTAACTGCTGCTGAGTTAGCAACATCCACAGTAATTGTTGTTGTTGAACCTGTTGTTGAGAGAGCAGTAATCTTTGCAGATGTGCCGATTCCTGTTCCAGCAATTCCATCGCCAACTTCTGCGCGAGCAGCGATAACAGATGATGAAGCAACACCGAATGTAAATGCGGCTGAAACTCCTGCAACTGTTACTGCTGTTGTTGTTAATGCTGTCTGGTTTGCACCTGACTTAGCGTTGTATAGACGTGATGACTCTACGAAGAACGCGCCTTCGTACTCACCGATTTCTCCAGCCCAAATCTTGCTTGCTTCTGATGCAGATTGTGACTGTGGGTAGCGCCATCCAAGGTCGCCTGTTTCTGCACGAAGGTCGTGTGAAACTTCTGGGTGAATACCAACCCAGTATGCATTGCCGCGACGGCCCTTTGCCTTGTTCGAACGCAACTTCGCTACAGCGCGACGAATGTCTGCTGAGTCTAGTGTGTCTGCAGCATCGACGTTAGCAGTTGCTGTTGCATTGCCTGCGAAGATGTTGTTTGAACCTGAGCGTAGAGTTGTCATTGCAACCTGGTCGATAGAATCTGCCAAGTTGTAAGCAATGATGTTAGCGATTGCTGGGTCTACATCTGCTAGAGAGAATAGTTCCAACGCACGTGTTACAAGTACAGCGTTACCGTACTCGTTAAGTGTTACTGTTACAGAGGTTGGTGTTGACAATGCTACTGCATCTGGGTCAACTGTCTCTGTTAATGTTGATGTCTTAGCATCTAGGTCAACGTACTTCTGTAGAACTACAGTTGAACCTGGAATTGCTTGCTTTGCTGGGCGCTTATCTGCGACAGAACGAATTAGTGGTTCTGAGCGGAGAGCGAACTCGAGAAGGCGGTCGTATGCCTTCTGTACGAGACCAGCACCACCAACTGTGCCGCCTAATGAGGCGGACGAGGTATCTGTGTATGCCATTTTTTTTAGTCTCCTTGACTATGAACGGATATTATTGTTGACCTTGCATCAAAGCCATGAGTTCTTCCATTGAACTTGCATTGTTCATGCGTTGCTCGATGTCTTGCGCTCGGTCTGGTGTAACGGCATTCTGTGTCATTACATCTTGCTGACGTAGTGTAGCGAGATTTTGACTATCTGGTCTCTGTGAGACTTCAATGCCAAATAAGTCAGCGTTCTCGTCGAGCCAGTTTGAAACTGCTTCTTCTGAAAAATCACCGTCTAAGTCCTTGAGGACTAGACGCGCTGCCTTCTGGTTTACACCCTTTTGTTCTAGGATAGCCTTAACGGTTGACTCACGCTGCGCCTTGGAAAATCCCTCAAGTTGCTCAGTGAGTTCCTTAATACGCTTTTCATCAGCACGCTTGGCTTTTCGTAACTTTTTAAGTAAGTCACTGCCGTCCATTTGCGCCTCATTTTCGGTATCGAGGTCATCGTCATCTTCATCCCAGTAGTTGTTGCTCATAGCAACCCACCCTTCTATTCGTTGTAGTTCGCAGGCCTCAGTTCAGTTCGGGGAAACTGGCTGGCTCCTACTCTCGGTCTATTACTCTGACGGGGCCGATAGGTCCGTTCAGGATTCTAGAATTGTCCTACGTTTGATGTCGTAAGACTTGTTTTGTTTGTACCGCTAGAGCCACTAAAGGCTGCTATTTCACGTGCTCTAAGAGCGTCACGCTTGCGTTGTGCAGATGCTAGGCTATTGAATTCTATCTGCTCAGCCTCTGACTGACCAAATTTATCCATTGTATCGCCATAGATTGAAGATAGTTTCTCAGCAGTTGGCAGGTAATCCGCAATAGTTGAATAACCCTTTTGAGCCTGTGCTTCTGTAATACCTTGCGCTGCTAGTTGTTCTGCAACTGATACGCCAGCGGTAATTCCCTGACGACCTGCTGCTACACCAATTTCTGCTGCTGATACCTGTCGCTCAATCTTTGGCAACTGTTGCTCTGGGTCAAGTACATAGGCAACCATATCTGTTGCGCCGATGCCATAGTAATCTTTAAGTTGCTTAATAATAGCAGGGTCAGCATTTTGTACACGCTGGACTGCTATGGAAACGCGACTAGAAAGTTCAGTTGGTGAGGTACCATTAGCAAGAAACTGCTTTACATATGCATCGTTGTCAAATTGCTTTAACCCATAAGCACGCAGTACTTGACGATAGCCATCCTCAGCATTGACATAATCTGCAGGACTTAGTGCTGCTATGCCCTTTTTCACACGTTCAGCATTTGCTGAAAACCGTTGCTTGGCTTCATCTGTTTCCATCAACTCTAAAGTAATTGTTGATTCCGTTGCACCTTTAATTGCAAGTTCTTTAATCTTATTAGCAAGACTGCTTAGACCATACTTGTTGAAACGGTCTGCCATAGATGAATAAACGCTCATGCGTTCATTATATGTGGCCGCGGTTGCTGCCGCGGCGGCGGCTGCACTGGCTGTCGTAGAAGCCGTCCCGCCTAAGTCACTAATTTGCTTTTCTAAAGATTGAATTATTGCTTTAGTTGCAGCATCCATGTTTGCTGTGACTAAAGTTTTTGGAGTTGTTCCAGCAGGCTTTGGTGTCCCAGCAGGTGTTGGTGTCCCTACACCAGTACTAGTAATATCACCAGGTGTACGCATAAAAAATCGCTGCCCTGCTGGATTTGGATTTCCATTTGCATCAGCCACTGTTTTTGAAAAGAAATTCAGTATGTCATATTCTGCTTGTTCTGTTGCTGCTGTTCTACCAACACCTGCTTGAACAGTTGCCCATTTGGCATTATTTAATGCAGACCAATCATTACCCATACCAGGAATAGGTTCTAAAACTTTTGCGTTAAACCAAGGACTTGGTTGTGTAACATATTGTTTCTTTGCATCATCCCAAGTTGTAACAGTTGACTCAGTTCCACCTAATCGGCTATACTCTATAAAGCGGTCAGCAAAAGCCTGTGCATCCAAGTAGGCATTGGGTTCTTGTGCAGGTTTACCCGTTGCTCGCTGTCGGTCAAATTGTTCTTTCATATATGCTTTAAATTCAGGAGTACCATATATATATACTGGTTCTTGTCCTGTTATGCGTCCACCAGATAAAGCAATAATTTGTTTTGCTGCAAACGCATCATTTTCTGCTTGAGCGGTTTGAAGTTTTCCATATTCTTCGTCAGACATTTTAATGTCTGCTCGCGTACTAAGGGTTGTTACCCCAAGCGGAAGGTCTTTTTGTGTTCCAAAAACTTTGCCCTCAGCGTCTTCTTTTGCACGCCGTGCAAGTGCTTCGGCTTCGCTGTTCAAGCCAATGTTTTTTAGGTACTGTTCATAGGAAACTCGTAACTGTGCTTGGGTGCCTCTATTGGCTTCCTCAAATTCAGCACGAGTCATTGTTTTAGTCTCGTAATATCCAGCCATTTAGATTAGCCCCCAGTCTTTCAAAACTTTATATTGTAAAGAATCAACTGTATCTCTAGCGTTGTCTGTGAACTGCCAACGTGGGTCAGCACGTAAATCTGATTCAAACTCCCATAGTGGCTTGCTTACAGGCTTGCCATCTGGACCGATATACTGCAAGGCCTTGTTAAGGGTTGGGTCATCGTATCCGATGGAGTCTGCATCAAGACTAAGAATTGAAGCCATTGAAGACTTATAAGAAGATGCTAGTGCATCCATTGTTACACCCTTCATAATCTTGTCTGCGAATGCTGGATACTTGCTTGCTGATTCAGTCTTGATTGCTTCTTCAATCTCTGAGTCAGTAATTTTATTTGCAAATAAGTCAGCGCCCCACTGATTATACTTTGCTTCTGTGTATGATAGTCCATAAGAGCGAGCAATGTTTTTAAATTCTTGTATTGCCGTAAGGATTG